CAAATAAATATTTCTCATAAGTTTATGGAATTCTCTAATTATGAAAATCACCCAATAATAATTTTAGCAAATAAATATTTCTCATAAGTTTATGGAATTCTCTAATTATGAAAATCACCCAATAATAATTTTAGCAAATAAATATTTCTCATAAGTTTATGGAATTCTCTAATTATGAAAATCACCCAATAATATTTTTAGCAAATAATTATTTCTCATTAATAATATTTTATGTAATAGTTCGTTTCATAAAATAATATTTCATTGAGATTAAAATTAAATTAGCAACCAATAGAGACACATTTGGAATTACAATAAATATTTGGGAACTCAATATACCAAATGTCATAAAACATATGAAAGCTATAATTTGTAAAACTAAACAAAATGTGCTAATGTCATTTGCTTGTTTTGCTTTATATGTCAAATACAATTGTGGATATGGGGTGATTGCTAAAAACAAAGATGAGAACATTCCAAAATAATAGATTTGAGTAGAGTCCATTTTTTATAGTATAATGCGTTTAGTAATAAAATAATATCATTTTCATTTTTTTCATTCTTGATTAAAAGAAATTTTAACTCCAATTACTTTATTCTTTTCAATTGTTAGTTTCTTACTAATATGTTCGGTGAATACATCTTTGTTAGGTGCTTTCTCATTAAAATCATTTTTATACCATTCTTTAAAGTTATCATAAAGGTCTTTTAATGTTTCATTGTCAGAAGTCTTATTTGTAATTTCGATATTCTCACTAATATATTTCATAATAGTGTCAGATTTCATTTGATATTTCTTAGTGAATTGTTTGATTTTTTCGGGTTCTCTAATTCTGTATTTTGAACCATTAATACCATCTTCAAATATCTTGTAATATTTAGTGATGACTAACCACATGAGCGCTTGCCCCCATTCTGCTTTCATTTCTTCTTTTAGTGTCTCATCAATTAAAAATTGTTTGTCATTTTTATTTGGTGATGGGTTTTGTTCTACAAATTTAGACTCGTGTGGTGTGACTCTAAGTCTTCTCCAGGTGCCGTCATCACTTGTTGGTATCTCAGGTAAAACATTACAAGTGAAAATCATTGTGAATTTAGGTTCATAGTAAAATGGATTGCCATACAATGGTCTTGCTAAGATAGCATCACATCCTGAGATTTCTTTTGCTCGTCCCATATAAATCACATCATCGTGTTCGGCTTCATTTGTGATTAACGCTCGCACCATTGCTTTGTCAGCAAGTTCGGGTGTAGCATTTGATGAACATCCTCTTTTTTGTGTTAATATTGTGATTGGTGCTATACCAAAATAATCACCAAGCGTGAGACTTAGTAATTTAATCAATGCTGATTTGCCATTTGCTCCTGTCCCCGTCCAAATGTGAATTTTTTGGTCTGGAATACCTCTAAGAATTGAAGCAATAAATGTTAAAATATATTCTCTCATATCTTCTTCGGTATAAACTTCTGAAAAGAATTTTCTAATTTTCTTTATTGTTGGGTGTTCTTCATTATATTCTTTCCAATCATAATTCACACAACCAGACACAAAATCAGTCGGCAATCCTGCTCTAAAACATTTTTCTTTCAAATCATAAATACCATTGTCAAAACCAATAAGACTAACATTTGAGTCTAATTTAGATTGAAATTTAGTATTTACAAACATTTCGTGAAATTTATAAGAACACGCTTTTACAATATGTTTTCTAAATGTTTCATTGCCTAATTTTTCACAAGCGTTCATTAATTTCTTGTATCTTGTGTATGAATTATCTTTATCAGAACCACTCATACTGCTCATACTTTCATTCATTTTTATTGAACAATATGAGGTCAGTAAAACTCTAACCTCATCTGAAATTAAAAACATAAGTGGATATGCTGACTGAACTATAACCCATTTGTGTTTATTGCTTTGGAATTCATACCATTTATTTTTCTCAATATCGATACACATAAATCTGTCTTTGTAAAGTTCAAACACAACATCAGCAATATCAGCGTGTGTCATTGTTTCTGCACGTCCAAAGAGTTCATCATAATGTTTGAAAAGGATTTTATAATATTCTGTCAAATTATCAGTTTTTGCAAAATATTTCAAAGACCCAATTGTATAATTTTTTGAATAAGTCTCTGCTACTTGCCATATTTTCTCGCAAGTAATTTTTTTATCATTAAATTTTGGCGATAATTTTGAAAACTCAACATAATCATTATATAATGTCGAACTAATAGCATATAGCGTGTATCCTACATGTGTCCATTCTGTGTAATTATCTGCTCTTTTCTTACTTAGTATTTTTACCAAATCTTTCGCAAGAGCAATATTTTTCTTATCTATTACTGATAATTCTTCTTGTTTTATTTCTGGTTTTATTTCTTGTTTTATTTCTGGTTTTTCTTGTTTTATTTCTGGTTTCTTTTTACCCTGATATAATTCATATACTTCATCAATTTCATTTTCAATGTCTGATTCAAGACCTCGTGTATCAATACTACAATCATTACTATATTTTTGATTTGAGAACAAATGAACGAGTTCTGTATTATTATAAACATCAATGTCTTCTGGTTTTAGTGCCAATGATAAAACGTGAGTTAGTTTATAAGGTTGTTGTCCTTCTTTGTGAGAACCATACATAAGCATTCCATTATTCTTAATAATACTCATATCAACAACATTTGCCAAATTATTTTTAATGTCAATATGTTTTAATAATTCTCTTTTCTGTATCATAGCACTCAATTTATGTAAAACATAATATCTAAACTTTTCTTCCATTGGTAATTCTGGGTAATGAATATGAAACCCATCTTTATACATATTGCTATTTGCTCTTTTTGTTGGTTCATTCTTTTCCATAACAAATGATTTTAATTGATGTGGTGAAACAAGAAATGTATCTCTAATTATGTTATTCAAGATGGTAATTATTTGTTTGATGTCTTTTATTACATATTGTCTTTTTTTATTTTCAACATCAAAATCAATATCTACAAATAAATATGTCACTTTATTTGGTTTCTCAACAAAATGTAATTCTGGTTTTTCATAATTGTCTAAAACATTAATATACTTTTCTAAAAACACTGTATAATTTGAACCCTCAAAACAAAATTTCCCTCCATTATTTTTTGCCATTTTGGTGTGGGTAATATTTTCCCCGGATGTGCGATGAAGATTAACGAATTCATTAAAATCTTGAAGCATAGTCATTTTATTAATAATATCATATGTATTTATTGTTATAAAGTTTAAAAATCAATTTTTTATTGGGGGTATATGGCATAAAAATTGATTTTATTATTCACAAATAACATAAATATAATACATACAAATAAAATGTTCTGGGATTTGTCAAGTGATAATTACTTGTATGGATACAACAAAGAACCAACAAATAATAAGAATATAGCAGGTTTTGATTTAGATAATACACTAATAAAAACAAAAAGTGGAAAAACATTTGCTACTAATGAAAATGATTGGATGTTTCAATATGATAATGTTAAAAATATTTTGAAGAAATATGACAATTATAAAATCATAATCATAACTAATCAAAAAGGATTGAATAGTGAGGGAAAAATAAAAACTTTCAAAAATAAGATAGAACAAATAGCAAATAAACTTGACAACATAATATTTGAAATTTATGCTATGACACAAGATAATTTATTTAGAAAACCATTTCCAAGTGTTTTCAAAAAAATAGAATTTGACAAAGAAAATAGTTTTTATTGTGGAGACGCGTGTGGTCGTAAAGATGATTTTTCAGATAGTGATATTAAATTCGCCCATAATGTTGGTATCAAATTTTATACACCTGAAAATATATTTTTGGATAGCAAAGAAATAATAAAAATTCATATTGATTTCACCAAAAAATATGAAAAATATATTTACAAGAAAAATAAAGACAAACCTGAAATAATAATTATGTGTGGTTTTCCAGCGTGTGGCAAATCTTATTTAGCACAAAATATTAAAGAAAATAATAAGAACTTTGAAATTATTAGTTTGGATGAAATTAAAACGAAAGCAAAAATGAAAAAATTAATATTAGAATTAATAAGTAAAAATAAAAATATCATTATTGATAATACTAATATTGATATCAAATCAAGAAAATATATTATTGACTTTTTTGATGACAAATATTATGTAAGAATAATTCATTTTGATGTTAGTCTGGATGTTTGTAAGCACAATAATAATTATAGATATTATACACAAAATAAATATGTGCCTAAAATTGTGTATAACAAAATGAATAAGCAATATGAGAAACCAAGTCTGGAAGAAAATAATAAGATAAATAAGATTGACATTATTGAGGGATTTAATAATGATGAAATATTATATTCTCAACTTTTAGTATAAAAAATGGATAGTTATAATTTTATGACACAATTAACAAAAAATATTGAGTATAATCTATCAGAATTATTCATAGAAAAATATTTGTATAATTTTATTCGTGATTTTTTATATTCACCAACAAAATTATTGTATGTTTCACCATACATAAATGGTAATTTACAAAGTTCAATAGAAATTCCAATTACTGGTTCAAACTATATGATATTATTTGATGAATCAAGATTAGAACAAAAAAATATTAATACATTTAATGAGATAAATAGTGTTATGGAAAATCCCCAAGAATATATTTTTGAAATATGGGGGGATTTTACATCTCTTGAATACACACAGACAAATGCTTTTGAATGGACAGAATATGGTTCTTATACACTCAAAAAAATTATTGATTATGGGACAAATCCAGAACTGAAAACAATAAATTTGAGTAAGTGTAAAAAAATAGATATGCCAGATATTATACCTGATATTGAAAATTTTGTATTATAAAAAAATTGATTTCTAAAACATCATAACAATATTACTTTATTATAAACAAAAAATGGATGCTTTTATGAGACAATTAACAAAAAATATAGAGTCAGAGATATCAGGATTATTAGTAGAAAAACATTTGTATAATTTTATTCGTGATTTTTTGTATTCATCTACAAAATTATTATACGTACCAAAAATCGACCATCTAAAAATTACAATTGAATTACCAATAATTGGTTCGAACTATATGGTATTGTGTAATGAACCAACTTTGATACAATATGATAATAATATATTTAGTGAAATAACAACTAAAAAACAAGAATATATTTTTGAAATAGTAGGAGATTATGAGTCGATTGACTATACAAATTATAAATACAAGAGTTTTGTTGATCCTGATAATATTTTTTGGAGAAAATTAAATGCGTGTATGCTAAGAAAAATTATTAATTATGGCACAAATCCAGAATTACGAATAATCGATATTAGTATGTGTAAAAAAATGGATACTTTACAAGTATTGCATATTCCAATGATTGAAAAATTTGTTTGGAACAAATATACTTTTAGTTATGGAGAGAATATAACTGGTGTATAGTGAGTTACAAAAAA